TATGTGGGCGGGGGGTGTGATTTTCGAGACCCCCTCCCCCGTTTTCGCAATTTTGTATCCCCATATATGTATAGTGCGATATTTATTTTGTTACTTTCTTGTAAATGTTCATAAAATCGTATTTGATTATGTCATCAATCGCTCTTTCGATCTCTTCATTTGTTTCTAACTCTGTCATATCATCAGTCAAATGAGCAATTCGACCCAAATACGAACATGTATTGTATCCTTTTTCAACATCAAACAAGAACCAAGAAGTGAACTGTTCAAATGGATCGAAAGGATTATCAAATGTTGTTAACATACATTCGTTCGACATTGTTAATTCACTCCTTTCAAATACTTAGAAACTGTTGATGGTGAAACACCAAGAGATTTAGCAATAGATGCTAAGTCATAGTTAGAATTACTCATGGCTTTGATTCTATTAATCTTAGCCTGGCTCAACGTTGTTGTTGTACGTGGGGTAGCTCTTTGTCTAAGCTTATCGGCATCAGTATTATTTAGTATCTGCTTAAGTTTATTCTCACTAATAGCACCAGCCTGAATAGCTTCCCATTCTCTATCAGTTATATCTATGCTCCTATCTCTTCTTGATACAGATCCTACAGCTTTTCTATTAGAGGTTAATGCTTGCTGACTGGCCTTCTTAACATCTATCTCTTTTCTTGCCAATCTATCTATCTCTTTAGCAGTAGCAGTAGGATTAGATTTACGAAGAGTTTCTTTAACAGTATTCAATGCATTATCAACTTCAGCATTAGCCCTACGTTGTGCGGCCCTCTCACGAGGAGAGTTGAGTAATGCCGTGTTAAGTTTACTCATAAGTGAATCTACTTCTGCTTGATAAGTAGTCTTAGCTGATGATGAATACTGAATCTTACCTGTTCTAACCATCTCTTTACGAGCTTTATTAGCTAGTGCCTTCATACTGTTGGCATAATCAGCGTATACCATTTCCATAGGATGTCTTGCTTCAGATACTAAAGAGTATGCATCATCAGTCTCAGCCATACGGGTACTCTTCTGAGTCTTATTCTTAGTAACTGTTGTGAGTTCACCAGTCCTCTTATTAGTCTTCTGATATGTATAGGTCACATCATCAGCCACCTTGTAGATCAAAGATCCTTCAGGTTTATTAGGATCATACCAATCCTCTCCTTTGATGTTTATCTTAGGAGTACCTTGTCTTTTAAGTACTGATGTTTCACCCTTGGCTCTTGAAAGAATAGTTGATGCACCACCAACATGTACATTCCCATCTGCATCTACAGTTCTCTGGTACTTCTTCTTTAAAGCAGCAATGTTGTTATCGATCTCGCTCTGTTTGTAATCCAGTTTATGTTTCTCTGCGTCAATAACAACCATACTGTGTTTAACAGCTCGTGCTAACTCTTCTTGCGAAGCTCCACCCAACGTCATATCAGTAATGAGATTAGATACAATACCCATCTGAGTACCGGTATTCTTCATGTACTTCATACCAGGACGCTCAGGATATGCCATCTTAGGATCAAATCCCTCAAGATCTTTAAGTGGCGGAGTGGATGTGATCTTAACTTTACCAGCCTTATCATGGGTTGGTATGGTCATAACAGTATCGCCATCGAAATCAGCACCAGATAATCGGTCAGCTATATTCTTATTGATACCTATAGCATCAATCGAGTTAGCTCCGATTATTTTCTTAGCAGCTTCGTTCTTATTGTTAACTGTTAAAATAGGAATCTCAAACGTACCACCATGAGGATAACGAATTAAAGCCAACTTGGTTCCTGGTTCATACCCTGGAGCATACACTTCGTTATCTTTAAGAGAATTAACTGGTATGATAACGTGATACTTCTGACCAGGTAAAGCTGCTGCCTGTAAATGGACGGCTGCTGAATCACAGTTATTTGCAAATTCCTCTAGTAAATGTTTCTTTACAGTCGGATTTGTAAGTGAGCATATCTCATCATACTCTGCTAACTTGTCAGCTTTTGCTAAATTAAGTTGCTTCTTAGCCATACTTAAAGACTGCTTACCAAGAAACTGAGATGGTAATGCATCTTTCCATTCGGTCCAGTCTCCCTCATCAGCTCTCTTATTGATAAGTGATAGCTGTCTCTTGCCATCTTTATCGATATAGTAACTCTGTCCGCCAGGTTTGATTAACGAACCAAATGGGTTGTCTGGATCTTCTTTGATATTCTTAAGTACATCAAGCTTACCTACGTCCTTGGTTTTATTAGTGTTAAATATAACATCAACACCATCTGGCATATCATCAGAATATACTGCCATGCCCTTTATGTATTTCTTACCGTCTACTAAGATACGGACCTGTGAGTAATGAGAATCACCTAAAGATAAATCATCAACACCTCTTCGAAGCTCGACAATTCCATCTTTCTCAAGACCACCATCTTCAGCATATCGAATCTTTAAACGTTTCGAATCCATGCTCTTAGGATAAACAAACTTGTCGAAGGTTTCTCCACCATCATGAGATACATAATCAGTAAGAGAGTGAACTTTATCAAAATCATAAATCTCTTTATGTTTAGTTCCAGGAGGACAAATAACCATTTGGTTTATCTGCTTACCAGGATTGGTTGCTTGTGGAACCCCTCCTTTGTAGATAGGATATCCTTCTCTTTCAAGAATATATAAAGCTTCATTAAGCTTTTCTTTAGAGATATTAAGTTCTCTTTCTACTCCAGTACCTACGTCGATCATACCCTTCTTGTCGACCTGTTCTTTTATGAAGTCAGCAGTTTTTCTAGCTTGATTCATACGAGTTTCAGAATCCTCATTAAGCAATGATCTTACTGTCGATTCAGGTACACCCATCTTCCTACCGATTTCGGTAGCACCAAGTCCGTCTTTTCTTAAAGACTTAGCAGTAGCAACATCAAGCATCCTTCTTTCATCTTTGGCTAATGCTTTCTCTAATCGGTACTGCGTTGTTGTAAGACCGAACTCTTTCTTAATGTTTTCAGGAGTCTCAGACCAACCTTCTTTTTTAAGTTCCTCAATACGACTAAGAAAATCTCGTCCATGCTGATAAGGATTATCTCCAGATCCCCAAGGATATCGGCCCGAACGTCTTGGAATACCGTAATGCATCAAGTAATTAATTTCTTCTACTACCGGATTCATAACTTCAGACCCCCTCTTCCAGTTTCGCTAACAGCTTATTGAGATGAATTATCTTGTCCATGATTGGAACAATGTCTTCTGCCGTAGGAGTGTGATATATGATCTCGTCGTTCTGATATATCCTTAATTCCATATCAATATCTCCAGGCTTGATCTTGTACTCCAAACAAAAAAGAGCAGCGTAAATTTCTAACTGCTCCATGTGTACCGGTGTTTTTCCTGTTTTCAAATCATGGATTCTGAGAACCCCATTCCTAAATGATATAGCGTCTGCGGTTCCAAAGAATCTTTCGGAATAAAACAAAACAACCTCAGTATCCATCTTGAAACCAATCGCATCATTCACGTATGCATATATGGTTTTCTTGGATCTTGGTTGTTTTATTCTTAAGTCGATGGTATCTTTAGCCCACTTATGGAGTATGGTCCCCATCTCAGCAGCCTTTTTATTCGCATAGACTTCCATTGCTTTATCGTCGTCATATCTAAGCCAACTAGACTGACTAGGTGAAAACGGTGCATGAAGCCCTTCAAGATTTCTATGTATATTGAATTGCATGACTATCTCCTTATCCTTTGAAAATGTGTTTTAATTCATTAAGCACTTCTTCTTTGTTCTCGGGATAAACAAATCTTGAGAAAGACATGTCATCCATAAGACCAACATAGTATTCTTGATTCGGTCTTCTAGGCGCATCCTTAGATCGCTTTGTTTCGAACGTGGCCCACTTGTCTTTGTAGAAAACTGTCCAGTCAGGAAAACCCTGAATATACGACGAATCATTCTTAATGACAATACAGCCAGGATACTGTTTCCTAATTTCGTCCATCAATTCTTTTTGAAATTTACTTTCTAGTTTACTCACAAATGAACCATCCTTTCTCCTTCGAATATAAAACGCAAAAGAATAAGAACGACCAAAAATGGCGTTTTTTACTCTTCCTCTCATAACAGGGCATGTTTTTTTCGCGAATCTTTTAAGGATCAAAAATTACCAAAACAAGAAAACAAAAAGCCTATGTCGATAAGACGTAGACTTTTTTAAGTGTTAATTATTGATTTCATCTTGACTTATTATTCTAGCTCTTTTGTCGTCGTAATTATAAATTAATTTCGTACCGTCTTTTAAATATATAAGGACAGTCGAGTAATCATACGGACGCCAATACGTTACTAATTTAGACATTTTGGGATGACGCTTTTTGAAATCCGTAAATATCATCCTCCATGTAATCTTTTTTCTCATAAAACACCTTTCGAATTATTCTATCCGATCACCGAAATCGATAAGATCAGATACATCACAATCTAATGCATATGAAATATTTATAAGAGCCTTGATACCTGGAATTTTATTTTTTTTAATATAATAACTTATAGATGATTCGGACAGACCTGTCTCATCTGCAAGTTCTCTTTGAGTCATTCTTGCGTCGTTTAACATATTAGCTAGATTATCACCAAATATTTGAAGCCATTCTAATTCTGTCATAGTTGTTCTCCAATCTTGCATTTTGTATAAAAACTTCACCATAGTGAAACATGTAAATTATTATTATATATTTATATATTTTTTTATCACATTAAATAAAGGATAAAAAAGTGGGAAAGTGGGCAGAGGGCCTATAAACGTTGAAATTTCAACGTTTTGTTTGGCCAAGTTGGGTTTTTAAAAGTGGGCAGACTTCACTATGGTGAAGTTTTTAGGCCAAAAATTCACTATGGTGAAGTTTTTTAGGTCAAAAAATCGGAAATGTTTAACTCAAAACCGGGCAAAGCCCACTTTCATTTTTCAAAAGTGGGCATGAAAATGGGCTAAAACCCGGTCAAAAAATCACAAATTCACTATAGTGAAGACTGATTAGAACTCAAATACAGCTCTCAAAGCAACGTCATTTCTGCCAATTGCTTCGTTTACAGAGTTACCTATAAGTTTTGTATCAGTTACATATACCACTTTAATAACCTGTGCTTCGCTAGTTGCATCTGCATATCTAGGTACAGGACACAGCCATCTTGCCCCGTCATTTCCACTAGATCCTCCCCACTTCTGACCTAAATGAGAGAACTTAGAAATCATAGTAGTTGCAAAGTCGGAACTGTTAGGTCCTTCTCTAGGATTATAATCACTCCATAAGAGAAGCCAACCATGAGCACATTCTGAAAGAGGCTTGGACGGAACTACTTCCTGATTAGCTGACATATATCTTTCGCCAGTCCAAAGAGGAGCTCCTATGGCATCAAATAAACATTTCCAACCTCTCCAATAAGTATTGTTATAGTAGTTAGAGTATACGCTTCCGGACGTTCCGAATGCTAAAACCCATCCAATCGTGTCAGAAGTCTTATGTACAAGTAATCTCCAACTTTCCGTGTTTTTAGGATTACCGGCAACTGATCCATTAGAATACGCAGTGTGTAAACCTTTAGGCCATGCAACAATCTCATTCAATAAATTCTTCCCAGAATCCGCAGCGAACAAATATTCAACGTCACCATTATCAGCCGTAAACTGTAAAGCTTTCGATATGTAATCGTCATTATGATTATGATCTGCCGCAGCAAACTGTGATGGATTTACCTGTGATTCCTCAAGTTCTTCAATAGCTGCTTCGATAGCATCAAGATCATCAGTAAGACAAATTGTATTGTCCGTGTCTCTGTAAATCTCATTAGTGGAAAATAACGGTACAAAGTTTGGATTGCTCATTTTTTACCTCATATCTTTCTTTTAAACAAGCAACTGTAACTAATATAGATCAATAGCTTTCGCCAGTAATCTCAGCATACTGTTCCTTAGTGATTACTCCTTTTCTTACAGCCATCTTGACCATCATCTTATTCCAAAGACCTTTGTCGTAGTTCTTCTTAATAGTTTCAAAGTTCATATCAATTCCTCCTCGTCCTTGATTCTACAAATCTTAAATTAAACGGTTTCTTCAGCATCAGGCAAGCTCGCCATTACCTGATATTCCAAAGCGGCTGCGATTCTTTCATCAGTGCTTGGCTCAGTGCTAGGAGTGTTTCTTTCATTCTCAAACGCTTCAATAGCGTCCAGATAATCCTGATCTTCTACGCAAGATGTAAAATCACATCCGGCATTAGCATACATGTCTACCATTTCACTAAGAACACCGAAGAAAGAGCCATTCAAAGCTCCACCTCCACATACGATCTTTACACTCTCAATTTCAGAGATAGGGTATTTCTCCTTCCACTCAGCAGCCGTAAACTTCGCTCCAGATGGTGTAAATACGTCATCCTCTTTGTTCCAAATTGCATATCTGCTCATTTTAATTACCTTCCTTTCTGTTTTAAACTACTGTGAAAGCGTCGACTACTTTAGAATAAGTACTAACAGAACTATCACCATGTCCCCCAGCAAATAAAGCGTAATCTCCAACTGTGGTAGATGCTGGTTCGTATCTACCAACCGATAAAAATTTGGTTGATCGCTTGGTCAGCGATGAGTCGTAAACATCTACATCATCTTCCAAAGAACCATTATACCCACCACCAAATAAAGCATAATCTCCAATCGTAACAGCACCTGGAAGATATCTTCCAATGGCTAAAGCCGTTGCTGTACTTCTAGTGAGAGACTCATCGTAAACATCCACAACATCATAATAAGTACTACCATTATATCCACCACCAAACAATGCATAGTTACCTACTGTGGTAGCGGATAGTCTATATCTACTATAGCTTAAAGAAAATGGTATCGTACGAGTTAACGATGTGTTATAAGCAGCTACATCTGATGAATAAGAATCACTAGCAGTAGTCCCACCTCCAAATAAAGCGTAATTTCCTACTGTTGTGGCTGCAAGTATACATCTAGTACTATTTAATGAACTAGCAGTTGAATGTGTTAGATTAGTGTTATAAGCATCTACATCTGATGAATAAGCACCATCATATCCACCACCAAATAAAGCATAATTACCTACTGTCGTAGCAGCTA